CGGTATAGGAACATATCATGTCTGGAATAGTACAAGTCAGGCCTATGAAACATTTACTCCTACCTACGGATGGGCAATTGGATCTGAGTCCATAAATCCAAAAACTAATTTTGTAAAAGATCTTGTATCGCCAGAACTTTTTGTAGATCCAATAAGTGGAGAGTCTCGATACAGGGAGTTTGAATATATTCGTGGTATCAGAATTGTTGCAGAAATAATGAATAAAAAAGATTCAACCTTTGATTTAATTGAAATGTCTCCAAGACTAGTTGTTGATGTTTCTGATGAAGTTATAAGTTACAACATAAAAAAATCTCTTTCAGATCTTGGAAACACCGCTTTGCCAGTTGGACAACTTTTAGCATCTACTGGATCTATTTCTATTTTTGATGCAGAGCAAGCGTTTAATCCAATTAACATAAATAGTATTATTAAAGACTATTTAAGAAAAAATATTAAGTTTACTTTTTATGAAAAAATTCTTAATGTAGAAAACTATGATTATTGCGTACCCATAAAAACCTTGTACTCAGAAGGCATGCCCCAATCTGATGTAACTGGAGGTAGTTTATCCTTAGAGTTAAGAGATTTTTATTTCTTTTTAGAGTCTATGCCAGCACCAAGAATGCTTGTTACAAATGTATCACTTAGTTATGCTATTTGTTTATTGCTAGATTATATTGGATTTGCTAATTATTCTTTTAAGAGAGTTATCGACGAACAAGACCCCATAATTCCTTATTTATTTATAGCACCAGATCAAAATGTTGCTGAAGTTTTAAACCAACTTGCAGTAGCAACACAAACATCAATGTTTTTTGATGAATATAATAATTTTATTGTAATGAGCAAAGACTATTTAATGCCAACAGAATCTCAAAGAAGTACAAATATCCAGTTGCTTGGAAACAATAATCAGTCAGTTTCTGGTATTATTGAAAATCAAACAACATCAAACATACCAAACATTATTGCAATAACTGCTGAAGATAAAAAAATATTTAATGATGGCAAAATAAATTATACAACAAGATATATTCAAAGATCTTATGGATCTATTAATCAAGCAAATGTTCTTGATCAAGACAAAACTTGGATTTATAAACCTTCTTTGCTTTGGGAAGTTTCTGGAACTAATGAAACAAAAACAATAAATGAATCAGTATCTAAATCAAATAATTATGTTTTAGCAGCAATGCCATTAAATTCAAATTTATCTAGCGCATTGCCAACTGTTTTTGGTAATTCAGTTATTAATAACACAATTGATATTGGAGAAAATGTATATTATTTGTCAAGATTTCAAGGATATTTTTATTCAAACGGAGAAATTATAAGATATGATGCCGTACAGCATAGTATTACTGGAGTTGGAAACGTATACATTTCTAATAACCAAGAGTATCAAAAATATTTTGCAACCCTTCCTTTTAACGGAAAAATATATCCAACTGGTCTTATTCGTATTTTTTCAACACCATATTACGAGTCAATTGGTTCTTTAACAAGGTTGCAGGCAGGAGAGGTTTATGAACACGGTCGTGGTCAATTTGGAACTCAGATAACTTCTCATTTTGCAGGAATAAATCCTTATTGGTCTGATAAAGACAACGTTCGTGGAATAGAGATGCAGTCTCAATATTTATTTACAACAGAACTTAATCCTACAATACCCGCAACATCTGTAGGTGCTGCAGGAATTAGTAATGACTTAGCAAAACAAGCATCTAGAAATGGAATTATTAAAAATTCAAATGCTACAAATTTTTTAACAGAAACAGAAGTAAATCAATTATCATCAACTAGGGCTGGAGTTGTTCAGGCTTCTGCTTTAATTATTAATGGCCCATCATTTAAAACCACAGAAACCCCTATTAATTTTGTTTCTTATGTTTATAAGAACTTAAATAGTGCTTTTAAAGCATTTGGAACTAGGGTTAGAATTGTTGGTAAAGTAGAAAACAATGAAGTAAGAGGGCAAACCCCAATTGGAAGCATGCCCTACTATCAACTTGGTGCAATACAGCCAAATCAAAACATCAGCATTGGTGGAGGTTCTGGAGGTCTAGGTGTGCTAGTTAATCCTGAAACAAATAACGGCTATTATTTTGAAATTATTGCATTAACAGAAAACAATGTTGAATCATATTTAAATTTAAATGAACGAGGTCAATCAAACATTTCTATTAACAATGTTGTATTTTACAAAATTAAAAAAGAAACCGCATCAGATAAAGCAATTCCAATTAAGTTATACGGTGGACTCACTCAAATAAATATTGATAGCGGAACTTTTGCGGGGTATCAAAGAGCATCAGCAGAAGAAGACACAACGGTATATGATCTAACGGTAGAATATCAAGACATTGGTAATACTAGAAGGTTTTTCCTATATATTAATAATCAGTTAATTCAAGTTGTTGACGATACCGACCCACTTCCAATATACAACAACATGGCATTATTTTCTCGTGGTTCTTCAAGATGCATGTTTGAACACGTTTACGCTTTATCTGGAAACTATTCTGAAAGTTTTGACTCTTCCGCAACAGAAACATTATCTTCTGCATTTAAAAATAAAGAGGTTGGTACTAATGAATCATTTAGAAAGTATGCAATGAGTGGGGTTGTTCAATCAACTTACCTCTCTGGAATAAGTGCACAACAGCCACCAAAATATAACATATACTTTGAAGAGTTTGGATCTATAATGCGTGAGTGCGCCTATTTTAATATTAGATATGATCGTGCATATCCAGCCTTGTATTCTAAACTAGCCCCTCCAATTAACAAAAACCTTGCATATACAGTTTCTGGGTTTTACTCAGACTCGTATGGTGCTGAGTTTTTAATATTTAATTCAACGGATAATTTTTTAGTATTAGATGAAACAAGTGGAAACTATTTAAGAATTCAGGGTATTGCTTTTACACAAAACACAACTCACGAATTAACAGTAGACGAATATTTTAAGAAAAAAGGAAATCTTTCAGACCCACCATTTAAAGGAAATACCCTAACCTATTCTCCATTAGTTCAAAAAAACAAATATGATGAAATTAAATTAAGTAGATTAATTTATGGCAAAAATGAATTTTCTATAAGCACTGATTATATTCAAACACAAGATGATGCAGAAGCCCTAATGGGATGGATTATTAGTAAAATTATGACTCCTAAAAAATCAGTAGGCGTAAAAATATTTGCTACACCAACAATACAACTAGGAGATATTGTAACAATTGATTATAAAGATCCTAATGATTTAGATTTAGTTGCTACAGAAAATGATAGATTTGTAGTATACAATATAGAGTATTCAAGAAATGTAGATGGTCCAGATATGACTATCTATTTAAGTGAGGTATAAAATGTCAATTAGTTTATCTGCAACACCGCAAACCCCTACAACTTTAAATCAAATACTATCAGCCTCAAATGTTAATCAAATAAAGGCAGCCACACCAGATATTATTTTGTTTGAAGATGATTATGTTTCAATAAGTGAAATGTCAACTTTATATTTTGAAGACATTGGCGCTCAGGAATTAATAAGCATATCAAGAAATGACACAATCAATGGACAAGACATATCTTATCAACCAATAAAAAATATTAAATCTTTACAACAATCATATAATCCAAACAATATTCTTGGTTTGCAAAAAACATCAGATAAATATTTTGCTGGATTTTCTATTAGATTTGATCAAAAATTTCCAAACGTTGGTAACGGGTTAGATGGAGAGAATATTTATGTTGATGAAGAGGGCAATCTAGTTATAGAAGCAATAGGTTTAAACAATGATGAGCAAATTGAGGTTGAACTAAGCACTAGTGGTACAATATATAATATACAATTTGACGGGAACGAATCGTGATAACTAATACTGGAAAAGGTATTATTGGCAAATACCTGCTTGGACAGGCCCCAGCCTATGCATCATATATTGCAATTGGGTGTGGCCCAACACCACTAGATACTAACGATACTTCTGCAGATTTTTCTTCAAAAAAGAATTTAGACTTTGAAATGTTTAGGGTACCAATTTCTTCTAGAGGATTTGTAAACGAAAACGGTACAGATAAAATTGTTCTTACCGCAGAACTACCAACAGAAGAAAGATATGAAATATCAGAAATAGGGTTATACTCTGCTGGATCAAATCCTTCTGCTGGAGTTTATGATAGTAAAACAATCTTTGCATTTACAGCAACAGAA